GAAAGTTTTTATAAAAGAACCGATAGATTCTTTTTTGAACGACTATCAAGACAAAAAAACGATGAGCAAATCAAAGAATATTTTGTTTCAAATTTTGTAGATTGTAATGATCCAGAACGATTGTGGATTGGTGATATTATTCGTGAAGGTGAAGATGTATATAAGGAATGGTTAAAGAAGAAACAAAGCTTGTCTTATTTGTTTAAATCTGAAACTGAAAGTTTTATGAATAAGAAAAACTTTGAATCTTTATTTGATTGTAAAACTGGAAATCATCCAGAAATACTGAAAAAATATCTACAAAAAAGTATTACCATAGAAACAATTACAATATTAGATATATTATTAAATTTTGTTAAAGATTTTGATAAAAAACTTACTGATCCGATTTGGAATTATGTAAGTTTGAGAATTTTTAAATACAAACCTTTTCTAAATATTGATGTATCAAAGTATAAAACTATACTTAAAGAGGTTGTATTATGAGTAAGTTTTTTAACTCAGAGTTAGTTAGAAACGATATGAAAGAACTTGAAAAACTTCAAAAAAAACTTTATCAAGATATGATGTACGTTCCTTTTTATGATAAGGAACAAAAAAGGGGACATTTGGTTTTGATGAAAGAATTTTTAGAAAAACAAAAACTTTTTATTTTTAGACTTTCACTTTCAGATGACCCAGAAGCAATAGAAATGAAAGAAAATATGCTTGATTCTGTTGAGTTTCTTGGATTTGATAAAAAGAAAGGATTTGATTCTTTTTTTAAAATGATGGAAAGAACTATTAATGGACTTGAAAAAACACTTGACGATTAAAGGTGTATCTGCTATAATAAGTAGGTCCAATACAATCCAATATTAAAATACGGAGAATATAAATGTCGTTTGCTGATTTGAAGAAGCAATCAAAGATGGGTTCCTTGACCGAGAAACTCATTAAACAAGTTGAAAAACTCAACGAAACTGGTTCTAAAGATGATAATCGTTTTTGGAAACCTGCGATGGATAAAGGTGGCACTGGTTCTGCTATAATTCGTTTTCTTCCTGCTCCTTCTGGTTGTGAATTACCTTGGGCACAGGTTTGGTCTCACGCATTTCAAGGACCTGGTGGTTGGTTGATTGATAACTGTTTAACTACTAATAAAGGGCAATGTCCGGTTTGTGAAGCAAATCGTGAATTATGGAATACTGGAAGTAAAGATAATCAAAATATCGTCCGTGATCGTAAACGTAAACTTTCTTATTACGCAAACATATATGTCGTAAAAGATCCTGTTGCGCCTGAAAATGAAGGTAAGGTATTTCTTTATAAGTTTGGTAAGAAAGTATTTGATAAAATTATGGCTGCAATGAAGCCAGAGTTTGATGATGAGAAACCCATTAATGCATTTGATTTTTGGGAAGGTGCAAACTTTAAACTGAAACTTCGTAAAGTAGAAGGTTATTGGAATTATGATAAGTCAGAGTTTGCTGAACCCTGCCCACTTTTAGATAATGATGATGAACTAGAAAACATCTATAAATCACTTAATGATCTAAATGAATTTACAGATGAGAAAAACTTTAAATCTTATGCTGATTTGAAGAAGCGTTTGGACTCTGTTCTTGGAACCAAAACTGTAACAAAACGCCAAGACCCAGAAACTATTGATGAAGAAGAAGAGTTTGAACCTACAGTAAAAACTACTTCGTCCTCAAAATCTAGTTCTGTTGATGAAGATGAGGATGATGATACCTTATCATACTTTCAAAAATTAGCTGAAAGTTGATTTTGAAAATCAACTTTTAATTACTTTATCCCCCGAAAAAAATTCGGGGGATTTTTTTGTATGTAAGGTTTTTATACCCCAGTAAGATTTGGGTTATAAGATTGTTTTGTATTTTGATTGAGATATTGTGAAGATTTATCATATCTCATAATATTTCTCATATCAGTTATAACCACAGATAAGTATTGAGGTTTTAATATACGAATTAATCTTTTCTTTTCATTTTTATCTACTTCGTATTCATAGTTTGTAACTGATTTGACTGGTGAAACTGTTACAAGAGCATTACCTAATTTAGAATAAGTAATAGAATAATTTGAATCAACTTGAAGACCAGAAGGAACTACAAGACGGTTGTATTCATCTCTAACTTCTGTTGTTTCGTAGTGATGTATAGAAGATAAAGTATTTTCTGTTTCATATTTTTCGATCATATGTTTATATAAATCTTGATTACTCAAAGGCCATTCTTCACGAATATTAGTAATGTTATTTGTGATTAAAATGACCCAATCAAGTTCTGCATCACCATAAAGTTTTTGTGCAATAACATCTGGTCTTTGATTGTCTTCAATTTGATAATATTCGAATGCAGTAATAACATTAACTATATCAGTTCTTAATTTTGCTCTTTTGAATAGATTTTTGACTGTAATATAAGTTTCATTTGAATTTGCATCTGGTAATTGTGATAGATAATCCAGATTTGGAAGTTCGTTAAAATATCCCATTTTAGTATCCTACATCATTTGGTCCTATTGGATCCAAATCTCCAGTGGATTTGAAACCAGTGCTTGATCTTCCATCAAGAATATCCTCTTGATAGTCAGTATCATAAATTGGCTCAAGTTCTTTGAAAGACATATTGATGATTGATGAAACTGGTTGGCCTTTATCATATGCTGCCCAATTTCCATCTGCTGCATAATTTACAGAAAATCCAGTCAAGGCACAAACTTTAATTTTATTTACACCTGATATTTGTTTATCTCCTTCTGTTCTATAACGAAGTTTAAACACATTTGGAGTTCCTAAAAAGTAAGATTGGGCACCTCCCTTTCCATCTAATTTTTTTGCTGCCATTCCTTGTTTAAAAAATCTTATAATTTGATTTACTTTTAATGCTTCTGGTTCACTCCGTGGACTCAATCGGTATTGAAACGAAAAATCTCTTAATGTTGGAGAGTTAAATAATAATTCAATATTACTATTTGGGACAATACCAAAACCTCTTGCGAGAATGGTTTCTGGTGATACAGAAAATCCCAAGTTTCCTATTAATTTTGATGATATAGCTGTATTGAGTAATGTTTGAATTTCTGGTTTACTAGTGTCGGCACCAAGTTGAGAAGCAGTAAGAAGTAAAGCTAATGTTTTTGTATCCATACCTGCAGCTTGTCCTCCAAGTGCTAACGCACCTTGCCCAAATGCGGCTGTAGATAAATTTTGTGAAATATAAGACGTAATAGCAGCACTCAGATTATTCATGCCCTCTCCTTCACCCCAAGAAACATTATTGGAATCACTTATATTATTCGGCATTGGAAGTTTTACCGAATTTATGTATTCTTTTAATGGAGTTCCTCTTGGTAAACCATTATCGATTATATCTTTGAATCCACCTTTTTTAAATAATGCATCAAATGCTGGTGGTTTATATTTAAACATTGAAATGATTAAATGGTCTTGAGTTCCTCCGTAAAGAGCATCAATTGGATATTGTAAATTTTTATATCCTTTAATAACTTCATCTACATTACCGAACTTGAGTTTTTCGTTTATTTTATTTGGATCTAGTGTTAAAATATCAAGAAGATTTTTTATTGTATCTATACCAATATTGAGAGCACCTTGAGGTTGTGATGGTTGAGTTCCTCCACCAATTATAGTATCTTGAGAAGGAGTATTTTTTGTAACAAATTCGGGAAGACCTTTTGGATAGTTTTTTTTATTTGATTCAAAATTATCTATAATTTTTTGATGTATTTTTTTTCTTTCATCATCATCAGAAACTTGAGTTTGTCCTGCTGTGTTCCATATTCCATTATTATATAATTCTGATTTGGATGTTTGGACACCACCAACAGTTACGATTACATATAATTTAGCAGTTTTAGTTTCTGGGTCAAAAGTAAGCTGTGTTTTTTTATCAGACCCAAGTGTTTGGGCAACAGGATGAAAATCATTATTTACTGTTGTTTCCGCCATTTATGGTGCCGATTGGTTATCTGGATAATCCCAAACTCTGGATTTGAATACTGGTTGTCCTCTTTTATCAACAAATCTTTCGGTTGGAAGTAAAGATACTTCTCTCCACTCACTTTCAGGGACCTTGAAAAAATTACTACTCACACCAGAAAAAAGATAATTATGTAATGTTTTTCTTGGTGCATTCACGTTTCCTGCTTTATTTATGTATGAAGCAGCAACACCTCCACGATA